AGTTACACTTCCAATTGCAATAATTTACACTCACATATCCCCGTATCTTCTGCCTTTACAGATAATATAGCATAATATCTACCATATTGACCTAAATAAACAGGAATAGTCACATCTAACTCTTTCAACTCAATATCACTAATTTCAACCTTTTCGCTAATCACAATCGGATTACGAATAATTTTCTGGTATGATTCATAATTTCTGTTTACCAAAGTGTCCCACCTCAACCCTTCGAATGACGCTTTAGACTTTCCGTTATTATCCACCTCAACCAATAACCGTGGCTCTACACTATTCATTTTCCCAACAGTCTCACTACCGGAATATTCATACAATGGAATAGAAGCTCTGCCAAAAGACATATCAGTGGCGGCAAATGGCAGTTCAATAGCAGTACGTTCAACCTCAATTGTTTCATCTTTCACATACAAGGCACTATTATAATCACCCTTTACTGTATTATCTTCTTTCCATGTAAGTAAATTCTTTTGCGCAAAATCTTCAAGCGAGTAACTAATTTCTTGTGGTTTATTTTCTTTGAAAGGAGCAACCACTTTACACGTCCAATCGTATGCCTTATTTCGATTCGATATAATATCATCCACAGAAAAAAAGCCCAAAGTAGTATCGTTAACGACGACTACAAATGTTCCGGATATTGCAGCAATCGTTTTAATAAAATCAACCTGCTTTATATCCGGCAGATTGGGTATTATGGGGTAATACCCATCGCTCCCCTGCCCTTCTACTATCGCTTCGTCAATATAGGGTGCTAAAGTAAGAGAAAAAGAATCTGTTCCCCAATTATTAACAAAATATCCCGTATCACGGAAAGCGCAATAAATAATATCACCCTCTGATAATGCAGATGTTTCATCCTCAAAATCAAAATACGCAGTCCAAGTCTGCCCACCTTTTCCTTGTAATTCAGAAGCATCAGCAGAAAACACTTCTTCAGCTCTCCCATCCATCACTTTATATACCACAAAAACAGGATTTACCGGAACCGTACTAGCAAAATCAAAAAACATTCTTGCCGATATTCTAATCTTAGTACTTTCTTTGAGAATTTTTATTCCCGAATTACTGGTACCGGCATTGATTACCGCCAAAAAACTATTAGCATAGGCATCTTTCAATATTGCAGTCAAGTAATAGTCATATCTTACTCCGTTATTATATCTCGCAGCCAATCCAAATTGATTATTTACATCAAACCCTCGACCATGACGCGTCAATAATGGAACAATCAACTTGCTAATATATCTTTCCACAATATCATTTGAGAATAAAAAGCCAAGTTCATTATCAGCGGATATACGGTCTAATATCCAACGAACCCTTACACTGGGATGCACATAGTTTAAAGTATCAAAGCTTCTTATCCCCATATTCATATCAGAAACAATAAAGGAGTTCCAATATTGATAATTACTGATTTCTCGCCTCCAAGTCATATAATAGCCATTATCAACAAGTTCATTCAGAGATTTATTATTCCCTACGATACCTGCCAATACCGTTATATTCCCCCATGTGATAGCAATATCAATGGTATCAGAAACCGATAGAAGTACAGCCTTAGCATTTGAGATTATCTCTACTCCATTACGGATATATCTTGCTTGGTGATATTTTCTTGGGTACCCAGTACTACATGAAGGCATATCAGCATGTTCTATGATACGTTGATTATGTACTGTTTTGGGTAGTTTTATCGTATAGCTATTATTACTGACAATCTTACCTAAATCAGAAAACAAATTGCTTTTAAGATTTAATGTGATTTTTGTATCCTCTCCCAAATCAACCTTTACACCATCAATAAATAATTCTTTTTTCATAAGATCTGTGATATTATTTCTGGTAACATTATCTCAATTTCAAAATCCTGTAGAGGTTTCCGTAGATGATTCACTGTTCCCGTTGCCAATCTTACAGGGAACCATTTCCCCTCATGATACAAATCAATTAAAGGAGATGTATGTAAAGTAGACAACATATCAAATGTGTCCTGATCTATAAATGTAGCACAAGCCTTTATAGATTTCTGCATTTTCTTAGATTGACGTGATACCCCATAATAAGCATATTTGTTGTCCGAAAAAGTTTGATAGAGCAATTCACCATTTGTACTTACCTGCAATATATTGTCCCCAATCTGGAACAACCAATACTGATAAAAACCATGTCTATCTATCCAACGAAGATAAATACCACACTCTGAAGAATCTACTACCAACCTATTTATAACAGCCCCATCACCTATCGGAGTAAACGTATTATCAAACGTGTATTCAAATGTACTGGCAGGCAAATCCTCATCCAGACGAATTACCGCAAAATCTTTAGCTGACGGAACCAATCCTGCAACATTGATGTGATTTAATCCTGCGGATAAGTTTTTTGTAACATATCTATTTTGGTCATAACGAAAGCGAACAGTCGCTCCCTCAGCCACAAACAATGAGAAAGTAAAAGGAAACTTTCGGAACCATCTCACTACACGAGGTGCATTAAATACCTCACCAATATTAATTGCTCCCCAAATACTATCAGTAGTAAAACTAAAATTATCAACACTCGTAGAAACCGTTACCGACACTCGAATTGACTGTAACAATGAAGTATCAACAGAAAAGAAAGAACGCATATAACACGAAATATCAGCATATACTTTTCCTGAATAAGAACTCCTTACATCTGTATATTTTTTCCCATTGGCCGCAATGCTGATAGTCACTGTATTATTAGTTTGAACTGTTATCTCTTGTGGATTAAAACAGAAGCACACAGTATCAGGATACCATATCTGATGATTATTTTCAAATATTGCTGTTCGCATTGTTATTCAAATTTATATGTTGTACATCCTTTGAGAAAATACCAAATACACGATTCATTACATTCTGTATCGTTCTTTCAATATCTTCTGAATATATGTCCCCATGCTTTCCTGTCCGATATAGTTCAGTACCTTCTCGAGCTATTTTCCGAGCTACGAGGTATGCAAAAGACTTAGGCTTCTCCACTTGAATCCCCTTATCCATCATCCACTGCCGGATAATCTTATAAAATCCTTTAGGAACTTTCCCCGGTCTGCGTCCCGTTTCCAATACGCCGAAAGCCTGCCTACCAAACAAGAAGCCATGATTATCATCTACCACAACATGCAAGCTTTTGATAGTCCTTCCACTTGCACGCTGCCCAGCCCGTATATGATTCTCAATGATACGTTGCCGAAGACTGTCCAACTCCTCAATCAGAATACCTTTTATTTCTTTTCTCCTATCTTCCATAACTAACACATGGGTACTCCTTGAACCTCTTTAAGTTTCAATTCTATCATTATCCCAGTAACATTCACATCCAACTTATCGTAAAATATGGAGTAAGGTACTTCATCACTCACCCACTCAAACAGTCCGCTTTTATTCAGTTCTTTGATAAACTGTACGGCATATCCTTTGCACCTCTCAATAACCTTATCATTCTCCACCCCGTCGAAATCAAACCTTGTCTTATCTGCAAATGCTATCATACAGTTAGGGCAATCCTTCAACTGTGTTCTGGATATAACGAACTTACCGGATACAGGCAGTAAGTTAATCATAGCCGGTAATGGCATTTTATCCAACCGGACGTTAGCCGTCGCCCAGTTATCAAACAAATAGGTTATGTCTTTCAGCTTTTCTGCAACAGACGCTATTTTCCTCTCTACACTTGTGTTCATTTGTTATTATCTTGATAAATTTTACGTAATCTTCGTTCATATCTTATCTTCTCTGCATCCATATCAAGACATTTATACACTCTGACCCATGGAACACTTTCTACCTGCTCATGGTCAGTAATTCCCATACGGGTTGCATAATAGTCCACCAACCCAAACAAGCCAAATGATAACTGATCCACACCCGCACGTTTTTCCTCAGGAGTAGGCGTCACACTCGTTGTTTCAAACAGCTTGGTTATCCGTTCCACCTCTTTAGTAACCCATGAGGAAAAGCCCAAAACATCCTCTACCTCACATGCTTCTATTTGTTCAACCGATAACCCCAAAAGGACATGACATGGCATCATTATGCAATCAATATCGCTTGATATAGATTGCAGCCCCATAAGCTGCCCAATAGTGGCATCATTCAGATTATCCGGCAAACGAACTCCCGAAATGAAGTCCGGCTTTGGAAGCTTTCTTATCCGCTCCAACAGTTCAATAGCATTGCTTGCCACCTCACTTAATATCAAAAATTCTTTTACTGTCATATCTGTCCTAATTTTGCTTTTGGTCGTTTGGGAATTGGCTTGATACGGAAGAACATTGCCATTATCAGCATATCAAGATAATCCGGAGAATGACCAAGAATCTCTTTCATTTTCTCTTTACTGATTATTCCTTTCTTTCGGGTATCAGCATCTATATGGTCTTGCTTTAAAACTCCTAATTCTTCGATTATACGCTCTCTTTGGGCTTCCGTACATATAATCCTTATCTGTCGGTTATTTATCAGTTCTGCGAGCTTAAAAGCGCACTCTGATTTCAGATTGTCAAACTCCAGATTAATCGGGCGATTACCGCCATGAAATTCTTTGATACCATTCAGATAACTTTCAAGATAACTCCCCAGCCCATCGCTATCAACTATCATCATACTGCGTGGAATACTCCACTGTATCATCATGTTTTTAAGGTCTGCTTCAATGGATTTGCCCGTACTGTATTCCTGGTCTAATCTGATATAGCATACATTACCTATCCAATGCCCACTGACAAAACGGTCTCGGCCTTTCATGGCAAGGTCAGAAGAACCAGTCGATAAGCCTACCGGTTGTACATGCTCGTTTGTAAACAAGTCACAAATAGCATCATAATCACAAAGTACTGCCGGATCATTATCATATTCCCAATTGCCGAAATACAAACGCTCTTTCGTTACTTTATCATTAGTATTTTTCAAAGTGTTTATATAGTCTTCTGTTGCAAATGGATTGTCTTGTACCAACGCCTGTATAAAAGCATAACCATCTTTTAACTTATGCTCTTTCCATGGTTTATAAAATTTATCGTATAACCAATTCTTTTTGGGATTACAAGTAATAAGAATTTTCCCTGGAACATTATAGACATCATTCAAGTGCCGCCCTATACGGGTCTGTAACACTTCAAAGGCCAATCTATTCACTTGACCCGCCTCTTCGATCCATCCACCCGTAAATTCCAAGGAGCCGAAACGTTCATACATCGGGTCTTTATAGGGGTAATATGTCAAATCCAAAAAGATAATCTCACTCCCATTATCGAACTTGATGCCGTCATTTGTCAAGTGATAATATGGATAGCCATGAGAGTTAGCCACTTTAACAAATGTCACCGCTATAGATGCTCGACTGTCTTTGAGATTATTTCGCCCCGCAAACCAACGAGTTCCGGGAAGATAATGGCAACATTGCATCAGCCATTCACAACCGAGCCATGACTTACCACCGCCACCGGCACCACCATAACATAAGAACTTCGTAACATCGTCACGAAGATAGTTATAGGCTAAACGCTGTTTTATGTTGACTCTCTCTCCCATCACTTCACACTCTCCGCTTCTTTGGTATATGGAAGAAATGAAAATGACTTAAACTCTTTCCCTGCATTCGTATGGTCTACTTCCTGCTTATCCGCAAGCCCAAGTTTACGAGCAATAATATTCGCATTGAAAGCACCGACACATGCACCCTCAAACTGTTGCGTTTCGATTGTTTCTTCCACGCGTGCGATGACCTCTAAAAAATCTTCGTCGTTCTTATTTTTACATTCCGCACGAAAGGTGCTCCACCATTTAGATGAAGCACCTACATAAATACAAAATCCAGTAAGAGAATACGGACGGGAAGTCGGGGAAACTTCTTGCTGCACTTGCTGCTCATTAACAGTTTCCACTTTCTTCCCTTTCTTTCTTTTCACAGAAACTGTCTTTTGAACAGCTTTTTTGGAAAGCCAAGGATTTTCATCGCACCATTGGAAATACTCACATGCAGCTTCCCACAAAAGTTCCGGCGTGGAAAAGAGTTTATCTCTCCCATGCTTACTCCTTAACATCCAAAATTTATTTCCCGTTGGTGCTGCCATATCACTTCTTCATTCTGATTATTTCTCCACAATGGGGACATGCCATTTCAATATATTCGGTCTTCTCTTGCTCTAAGTTCTCTTCAATACGTTCCGTTTTCTTTTTGAAAGCCTCGTTCTCTTGACGTTCCATTTCCTGACTGAACTCCCGCTGTACTTCCTCTGCTTGCATATCTTCTGTTGCATAATCATCTGCCGGAGTAAAGTTTACATCAAATCCGAGTAACTGCTCTATTGGCTCAAAAAAGAAATCTTGCATATCTGCAGGGACATTCATAGTCCTAAGTTCACGTATCAGTTTATCTTCATCCCATGATGCAAACTCCGATGTCTTATTATCAGCAATACGATACTGGCGTGCCTTTTCTTCGTCCAAATCAGCGACTATACAAGGTACTTCCTTATATCCAAGATTTAAGAGAGCAAAGTATCGTGTATGGCCGACAATGATTTCAAGATTCTTATCTACTACAAGCGGTTGGTTAAAGCCAAACTTCTTGATTGATTCCTCTACCGGTTTGATAGCCTTGCTATTGTTCCGGGCATTATTCCAATATGGAATGATTTTATCTATTGCAATATTCTGTATATCCATAATCATAACTCTGCTGAATCTGTGTGATGAATAATTTCTTTAATGGCTTTGCTGTATTCGTAGTTCTTGAACATCTTAGCAAAGCCGGTGATGTGCTTAAGTTTTACAAGCTCTAATGGTTCCATACCAAGCTTCTTACAAATGACTGCATCCGACTCTCCATTTTTAATCATGTTATAAATGATATTCGTCATGCCGTCAACAGAATGTTTACCACGTGCCCGGTTATGCCGGACCGTAGATGCCATACGGTCATTGACATCCTTTTCAATAACCACAATGGGGAGACGACCACTATTCCGTCGGGCAATATCCTTGTACATACGTGCAATGAGATTACGGTGAAAACCGTCTACAATAATGTATTTTTGCTCTTCCTCGCTCCAAATCGTAACGATAGGCTGAGTATATCCATCTTCACGAATGGAAGTATAAAGCAACTGCATTTCCTGCTTTGCCACGGCATTAGGATTATAGTTGTTTGCCTTTACCATTTCCATTGGAACCCAAAGAACACGATCCACCGGGTTTACTTTCTCCGGGGACAAGGAAAATAGAAGTTGCCTCACTTCATTCAAAAAGTTTATTTTGTCCGGCGTTTCATCAAGCATCCGGATGATTATTTCTTTTAGCCTTTCCATATTTATACTTTGATTTATGAACCAATAATCTGTTATTTAACTTTGTCTGTTCAAAGTCTTCGGTAATAATCCCACGAGCAAAAGCGCGGTAAATATCAAGACGGTCTACATCAGACCAATTTGCTACTTTAGTAATCACTGTCTTCAGATTATTGGAGAAAATGATTTTATTCTTATCCTCAGCCACTATGTTATCAATGAGATACTTCAAATATTCCGACCAATCCTTAAAACAGTTCGGATAATTACGTATCTCTTCAAAGGCATCCAACAGAAGATGATTTGTCGTACCAATATTGGGGATACGGGTGTACATGGCATTATATGCCTTCGGGTCAATTTCCTGCAAGTAAGGGATATTCTGATTACTGTTCTCATGAATCAGAGAGGACACCCTGGCCGAACGTAGCGGCTCTTTTGAGAAAATGTAATTGTAGGCTTTATTATATCTTAACCGATTGGAGAAGATATAATACCAGATATCGCGGTAAGACCAATCATACAAAGGGTACATAACTACTCCATGACTGCAACGCTTTCCGTATGTCATACCAGGGAGGGTCTCCTTGCCTGTTAATCCTGCACGACGGGCCGGAGATTCCTCAATACGGACACCACCCAAAGAAACATAATCTTCTCCTAAGTGATGAAATGCAATAGCGTTGAACATGTCTTTAAATCTGTCAGCATCATATACATTCTCTTTGAAAGCAATATCCTCTTTTTCACGCATCCATTCTTTTCCTGGTTCCCAAGGAATAAACCAATCACCGCTATTAGCGTTCCATAATCTGAATGGTACTTGTACCCAAATAGGCTCTACTTCTGGCAAAGACATAACATAACGCATATACTCGACTGTATATGTGTACTCACATTCCTGATCAAGAAACATAACCGGTAGCTTTCGAATACCAAGTTCACGTGCCACTTCCAAAGTGATATGCAGCAAAGCGGTACTATCTTTGCCTCCAGAAAAACAAACGCCCAGACGGCCACCTATAGAAAATAGCTGCCTTATGCGTTCTTTCGCCGCTTCATACACATTTTGTTCTGAATATAATATCATACGTTAGTCACGATATAATAGTTACCAAACTCTTTTACTTCACAATGAGGAAAGCCTTGTTCCAGCTCACACCTCGAATGTTCATAATATTCCAATTCGCAACCGCTACGTTCATAAGTCACCGGATGATACGTTTCTTTATAGAACATAAGGAACAAATTCTTCTCCTCGGGGATATCCGTTAACGCTTCGATTTCAATGTAACTGGCCGAACCAAACAGGGCGACAACGGTATTGAATACCATAAACTTTAGGTTGAACATCTCAAACGGGATGCATAGATTATAATACCCGGGATGCTTCTTCCTAAAAACTTCAAGCATCTTATTGCTCGGATCGATACCGAAATATTCATCTGGAGATACTTTCAGAATATCAAGGAACAATCCGGTGCCACATCCCACATCAAGAATAATTCCGGGAACATCAAAAAGCATCGAGGCTATCTTATTATTCTCCTCAATGCTGACTTCATCTTTAAACAGAGAATCGTAACTCTCTGCAATTGCATCATACTGATTTACTGCGTACATACTTTATTATTTTGATTTACAAAATAAAGATACCGAATAATCCATGAACGGACTATCCGGTATCAAAGAAGTTACTGACACGATTTGGCAGTAAAAAAACTGAGATTCCATTATTTTTTCATTGTATAGCCTTTTGGCATCATTTTTGTATTTATCATTTACATAAAGACTTATTAATATGAATGGATTTAATTCTTATAAAAGTGATTTAGGTTTTGATATAGGTTCCGGACTTTCCGGGCAATCAACTTATATAAAAAAGAAAGACAAACAAAATAACCGTATTCTCATGGAGGAACAATATAAACTACTCCAAATGCAAAAAGCAGAAATTCTTGCTCAACAAAAATTCAGGAAAGAATATAACAAATCATCAAAAATTATGTTATACATATCGGTTGCAACACTTTTCATTACTTTTTTATCACTTATCATTTCATTCTTTAAATAGTTAGTCGGAAGAAAACTCATAGTCCCAGAAAGAAAGCTTTCCTCTCACGTTCTCGATAGGTTCTTTAAATAGGATAGGATTGGCAAGTAGCCAATTATAAACTCCCTTCTCTGCCCAAATAGAAGGATGATTTATCACACAGTCTATTATCTCCACACTTCCAATGATGGCAGAATTTATATATCCCTCACCGCAAATAATCTCTCTCTGAAATCCAAGTGAGAAACTGTCCCATTGTTGCCTTGTGAATACACTATTAGGATTTATCATTTCCACAGGGATGGCACTTGAATGTATTAATACCCTTTGTCCGATATACTTCTTAGGACACAGCCAAGTCCGATTTTCGATGTCTTTGATACCGTGGATTATCAAAGATGCCCACGGTTGTTTTATGGTTATTGCTTTCATATTATTCCTTTTTATTATTATATTTGCGCCAAGTAACTAAATGGTACGCATTAGCGTTAAAGGTTCAAATCCTTGTTACACTTTAATTATTGTTTAATTTTAAACAAATACAATTATGAAAATAATACCGACATTTTGTTGTCGGCTGATTTCAAAACGTATTTCAAAAATTTTCAAAAAATCTCAGAATAAAAAGCCGACAATAGTTAAAGAAAAAATAGGCTTTAAACTCAATTTGGGAATTATCTCATTTGGGCTATGCCGAAAGGAAAGCCTTGTTGAATTTGCAACTCAACTGAATTTGGGGATTTTCCAATTTGAGTGGAGTAGAGAATGGAGTAGTTTAAGTGGAAAGAATGCCACTCATTGTGGAGGTGCAGGTTCGATACCTGCTCTCCATTCTTTTTTATCCTACATTTATCAAGTCAAACAATGTGGGCGCATTCATTTCCATCTCCGCTTCATACAGATATGAGAGACTGTCCTTCCAATAGTCGTAATTCAGTTCGGTGGATAATCCTTTACGCCCTAACCTGATGGCGCAATAGGGAACCGTACCTATACCACCGAACGGGTCGAATACCAGTTCACCCTTATTCGAGTACCGCTCAATCAGCCTTTCAACAATATCCAGCTGAAGTGGGCAAATGTGGTTCTGCCGTTTCTTCTGCGACTGTCTCGTATTGAGTGTACGCATCCGGGTAACATCATCCCATATCCACGGCTTCTTGCTTACCGGGTCAACAGCCATAAACGTTTTAGGCAGCTTTCCATAAGCTTCCAATTCCTCGGCGAATGATACATGTTCCTCGTAGTTATATATATGCTCGCGTTCATAATTCCTGAACAAATGGCGTATTTTATCAATACCGGCGCCTTTCATATTCTCGTAACTCAACAGAGAGTTACCCGAAGATTTCCAGCTTGCATGAGCATCTATCTGCCAACGGGCAAGCGAGTATTCACTCTTGTTTTTTGTCACCGGCAAATCAGCATAGGCTCGCGAGGTATCAGAAGGCAGCTTGCGGAAAAGAAGAACATATTCCGGGCAACCGATACCCATCTTTGAACCGTCCTTACACATTTCAGTATAGCCGAGTCGATAAGTCTGGTTATTCTCCCTTACTACATCCGTATCCACTGTAATACGCCCCATATAGCGGAACCTATGTTTCATGTAGTGGAACACTGTCATTTCGCTGAACGGGTCAATAGTGGGCATACCGTCACCCGTGGCGTTACCGAACAGTACGCGGTCTTTCACATGGATGCAAGCCAATCGGCCAGGCTTCAATATGCGCATCAATTCAGGAGTAAGGTAATCCATCTGCTCGAAGAACTTGCTATTGTCCTCATTATGCCCGAAGTCATTATAGGTCGGAGTGTACTCATAGTGGTTGGAGAACGGGATACTGGTTACAATCAGGTCTACTGAATCATCTTCCATCTTCTGGCATTCAAGAACATTATCATTATTGATTGCCTTCCAAAGTTTACCGGATTTCTCTTCCCGGCTGGAAAACATCCACCGCATCATCTTTTCCTCTGCCTGCAAACCGAACAAACCGTTCTCACGGACTATATCGGTCATCTTGGAAACCATTTCCCGATGTTGCGTCCATTTCTGCATGAAACTCTTAAATATCTCGCCCTCGCTTTCAGCATAGACCAGATAAAGGTCAACCGGATGCTGTTGCATGAAACGGTAGATACGGGCTATCGCTTGGAACTTATCATTAAAACGGTAGTCGATGAACATGATTGCCTTGTGGCAGTGGTACTGGAAGTTCAAGCCCTCGCCAAGCATTTCCGGTTTGGCGGCAAGATACTTCAGCCGCCCGTCTTTGAAATCCGCTATTACCTTATCTGCTTCGTCATCATCCTGCGAACCATATACAGCCTTGCATCCGGGTATGGCGTCACATAATGCCTTCCGTTCATTTTCCAAGTCATGCCATAAAAGGAAATGGTCGTCCCTGTTTTCCGGGCGGTTGATAATCTCTACCACACGGGCAATCTTTTCCTGCATATTGTCCCGGCGTTCTTTCGCCGCGTCAGCAAGTCCGAGGGCAGCCTCACGGAACATTTTCACCTGACCGTCCCTGTCCGTGCCGGCAGTGGAGTTGTCCACGCTCACCACCTCTTCATGCACCCGCAGTTCCGGCAACTCATATCCGGTATCGGGATAACCGAGGTCGGACGGTTTGGTAAGGAACAACGCCCATGTAGATACCCATAGCCAAAACTCCTTCTCCTTATGCGGGTAAAGAGTGAGGTTATTCGCCTTCGTGCTGTCACGTTGAAAGAAACGGGTAAGCGCCTGCCCGGTATCCATCACACCAAGATAACCGGCATAATGTATCAGCTCCTTGTATCTGTTGGGTGACGGTGTGGCAGTGGCAACAAACCTGTACGGTACTTCTGCAAACAAAGGAAGAAACTCCTGATAGGTCTTGGTACCGAAACCGCGTAATACGCTCGCCTCGTCCAAAGAGGTTGCAGTGAAATAGGACGGCTCTATCCTCACTCCGTCCTCTCCGTCACGCACTCGCTCATAGTTTGTAACCATAATATCAGTGGGGCATATCATCACATCCGCCATAGTACGCACATAGGTAACTTTCATGTGCAGATGCTGTTCCGCTTGTGTAAGGAACTCGACTACTACACGTTTGGGACAAACAATCAGCCCTTTGCCGCCTTTGTGTTTCAGAACTACCCGAAGTATCTCCAACTGGGTGACGGTCTTCTGCATACCGAAACTGGAGAATATCGCACGGCAACCGCCGGACACCGCCCAGCGGACTGTATCCTTGACATGAGGGTATAACGATGGGGTTAATTCATCCGGATTGACATCGAACCCGGTCTGATGGCTGATGGCCATCTTGTCTTTTAAAAATTCTATATAGTCTTTCATTGTACTATCCATTTATTGTCTCATAAATAAAGTATATCACATCACAGGGACACTTGGCATGCAGTCGTTTTCTCTCAGCCTCGATGTCGTTTGTTTCAATAGTCACTTTTTCACACCGACGATTATCGCCGGTGATGTATTCTATTTTTCGGATGATATGTTTCATGCTGATAATCTATTACGAATTAAACCTATGTTCTTTTTGACAAGTCCTATGATACGTTTATGGTATTCTGTATTCTGGTTACATGCACCACGGGACTGGACTACTTCAAGAGTTTTCAGAGACAATTCTATCGTCTCGATGCGTTTTTCCCCGATACGGGCCGAAAGGATAAGGCAATCATTACGCTTGTAATACCCATTCGTATATACGCAATGGTGCATTACTTTCCCTTCTTGGTAGAACTGGGTTATACTTTCCAATGGACGAATAGTTATACTTCCGTCCGTAATCTCCAAACCGAAGAACTTCTCCATTCTCTTGTAAAACTGAATGATGTTCTCTCTACGTTCCTTTTCACGACGGATTGCTTCCCGTCTTTCCCTATCTCTGCGAAGCTTTGCTTCAATGCTTCTTTTCTTATTCATTAGCAAATCATGCTCGGCTTTCAGGTTCTTAGGACAGACATATTTGGCGTTACGTACGTCTTTCTTGAAATAGAGCAGCAAGTCGATGTAGTCATTCCACATACCGGCATCCCTGATGATGTAATGATTACGATTACAGATATTGAAAGACGGCTTGTATCGAAGCTGATAATACCCCTCTTTAGCCATGTGCTTAAGCATTGCCATCTGCTTTGTTTTCAAACAGAGTTCGGCATCATTGTTACCGGTTAAGAGCGATCGTATAAGCCTCGACGGATTGACATCGGGAAAATTCCGGCCTATACCGCGTTTCTTTAATTCCGGGAGAAGCTCTATCTTGCTATATAACCATCCATGTATAGAGTATACATCTCCATAACTGTAATAACCGCTACCGTATTCGTTCTTTATACTCAAAGGCTCACTATACAACCATCCATTGCCACCCATATTCATAGGCCTGGCGATAATGGTACGTTTGCCATTAACTGCAATCCATTCCTGAACAGTCTCAAAGAAACTGTAATAAGGATTTGATATCGGATGCTCACGAAAACCACTTTTGCAAGAATACTTACAACACAGGACATGGCGTATAACTTGAAAGTTACCTACAACTTGCAGTATGTCCATGTAGATTTCCTCTTTATTCTGGCTCTTACGACTGACTGTTACATCTAATTTATGGTGGCAATAAGGGCATTCGGTCTTATTACCCAAAAGGATAGTACCCAATTCGCTATTATCGGTATTTATCCACATCTTACCACATTCTGAACACCAAAGTTCATCCTTACATTTATACGCAGTGCGAGCAAACAGATGTTCTTTTGCCCAATTTTTGGGAGATTCGGAGATTTCACCCAACTTTTCACTCAGCTCGGCGACTTCCTTTTGCAATTTAGTACGTGGTTTCATGGTTTAGAACAATGACATCTGTTGTACTTCTGTTGCCTCTTTCTTTCCTCGTGACGGCTTTTTCTTAAGCAAAACATATTGCTCTTCGGTAAGACGTTTTATCGCTTCCTCACGGGCCTTCTGTTTATCTTCCTCGGTTAGGCTTACCGGCTTGGGCGAGGTGTAAGTGGTAGCTCTCGTGCCGGCAGGAAGTTTATTGACTTTTATGTCGTCCTCGTCGTAATAGTGTACGGCCATACCAAATACCTCGTTATCAGAAATACATACAGCATTGCCTCGCTTCTGGGCTTCCCCCATGATGTAAGAACAGCACTCGTCCAAATTCTTGTTTTCCTTTGCGTAGGACTTGGCAAACAGTTCGTCAGTCCTGGCACGTTCATCAAGATAACTCTTGATAGCTTCTTTGAAAGTTTTGTTTTCCATAATTGCGTTACAAATAAGTCCTTAAACAATAGTCCGCTATCCAGTAGCAGACAAAATAAAAAGCGGCATACGCTGTCAGAATTGACAGAATAGTCGCTATCAGTTTTATGTCTTTCATCTTAATTTGAGTTTTGCCCGTAAGTCGTCGGGTGGTTGGTGATTCCGCTCTACAGGTGCTTGTTGCTCCTGTGCCCGGTTATTGCGGTTCCGGATGATTATATCCAGCTCATCCGACCGGTCTTTGAGGAACTTGCGGAAAGCCTCGCCAATAGTTATCGTGTCGAAATAACCGTAGAATTTACCATATCTGCCCAGCTTGAACCGGGCGACAAATAGAATGAATTCGGTCAGTTTGATGTAGTGGTACTGCCTTACAAACAAGTTTGAGAACTCGTTCAAAGCATTTTCATCAGCACTCTCTTTTGTGGCAGAGGCAAAATCAATAGTCAGTAGCTGCGTCTTTGCCCACAAAGCCGAGGAGCCGTCACCGTACATCCGTTCAAGGTCTGACAACGTGGGAGACTTCTCACTGTACGCTTTATCAAGGTCGGTAAGAAGTATCGGCTGGAGCGATGTCGAATATGCGGCAGAGGCTTGGCTAAAGGTCGGGTATCTCTGCTTGATGGCCGACAGCATCACATCCCTGCTCGATGGCCGCGTACTCCGCAATGAGGTTTCTTGCCTTTGCTGCCTTATCAGTATCCCGACCGTTTTGTCTTTTAGTTTTAGCTTTTTCATATTTAACGTTTAACCAATCCTGATAATCTCGTTCCGTTCCTGTAAACACTACTCCTGTCCAATTGGATTCGATTGCCCTTTCAATTTGCTTTATGGCAAATTCTTCTTCAAATTTGGAAAGTTTGTCAAGTGAAAGTTGCAAAGCGTAATTAAGTTTCTTTTTCCATTTCGGTGTCTGACGAAGCGTTTCCCAAGCGGACATGAATGCTATTGAAGAAAACAGATAGACCAGAGGTTTTTCATCCCTTATCTCCTTTCGGGATTTTTTCTTTGGAAGTGGGGGGCTCTCGTGCGTATGCGCGAGACTCTCCTCTTGTTTTATGTTTATATTATCTATAATATGTGGAATTTGACTTTCATCCGCAAAATTTACGGATGATATTGCGAATGATGTTATTTTATCATTCGCAAATTTTGAGGATGATGTTGAAGATGATATTGAGGATGTGTCTATTTGATTATCTTTATTACTACTAACGTTTTCACCCGCAATATCATCCGAAGTTTCATCCGCATTTTTTGAGGATGATATTGAGGGAGATATTGAGGATGATATAACATCATCATCTATGCTTTTGACAAATGAATAATAGCATCCTATACGTCTATCCTTGCTGGTTTTATAGTATATGAGCTGAGCGCCGGCAAGGCTTTCCCTTGATTTACGCAAAGTATTATCAGACATATCCAAATTAGCACAAAGCAGGCTACTACGGATGAAAAACACTTCTTTCCACTTCATATCATTACAGATAGCAACAAGTTCATGATAAAGAGCCTGAGAAGCTGTAGAAAGATAAGTGTCACCCCGAACCTTACGGAGTTTAGAAATCAATTGATAGCTGTTCATAAATGAAAATATCTGTTTGCCGCACATTCATCAAAAGACTTCACACGCTCAATAAGACGTTTCTGTCTTTGTCTGAAGGCTAAATTATTATCATACTTATTATGACATTCCCTGCATAGTCCAACGATATTTAAGGGGTTGGTATAGTGTTCCGGGTACATACTCTTAGGAACAAGATGTGCAGCGTCCGACATCGGTCTACCACAAATTGCACAACATGGAGGTAAGTTCTTCTTTATTGCAGCAACCTCTCTATTCAACTGTGCTTGTTTCCTGCTTATCTGTCTCATGGTCAAATAAATTAGTATTACGGTGTTTTTGAATCAATCTTTCAACACGGTCTATTTCACTATCAATAAGTTTTTCTTGTTTTTTGCTGGCACGTAAAGTACCAGAGGAACGAATACGGAAATATTCCTTTTGCAGACGACGAAGTTTTACAACCTCATCATAAAATTGTTTTGCATTCATATAGTGACAGGTTGTTGATTTAGAATTAAAAGCCCCGAAGCGCATTCTACGGGATATTGCATATAATTCTCATGCAGTTCGGTAACACCGCTCACTTGATAGCATCGGGGACACTATCCGCATGCACATTACAGAAATATCCATTTGCAACTGAACACTTTCATGTCCCCTTTCCAACACAGGTTTGTGGGAACAGGTGGATTCGAACCACCGACCACCGTTTGTGGTGCTCTCCCGTTAAGCTAAAAGTATATCTTGAGAGACTCGAACTCCCAACCTTCCACCACACACGGTGCTCTATCCGCTGAGCTATATTCCCTCATTTACCCGCCATATCTTCACAGACCGGGCAGGCAGGTTAACAAAGTTATCTTCCGTGAACCTTCGCATGACACTCTTCACAAAGAGTTACCAAACAATCCAAATGTTCCAATTCATGTCCGACAATAGACATACCGCCTATCTGATAGGTTTTATGATGAATCTCCAGATTATAGGTCTTGCCACACATCCGACAACGGTGTCCGTCACGAACACGAACCTTACGTTTTACTTCTTCCCAATAGGGGTTATTCTTCAAACTCGTCTGATACTTCGACGGCCTTCCTTTCTTGTACTTCAGTCTCGTCATTGTTCTCCTCTTTTCTCCATGGACTTTCTTCAATCGAAACTCTATGCCACTCATGGCGTTGTATAGGAATTATCTCACCGTTATCTTCATCAAGGAAATCCTCAATCCAATGCTCTAACCATACATCCTGACCTTCCTCTTCCCAAACCTCTACAACTTCCTCGCCTTTACCAAATTTGCGAAGATTCTTACGGGTATCCTTAACTTCAATATCTGGTAATTCATACCCAAGGGATTTAAATGCTTCCTGGTTCATTTCACCCGAATTGAACAGGTCATTATATTCATGCTTGGGAATCTCTTGCACCAAAGCCAAACGAAAAGCTTCATTCACCCATGAATAATACAAATAATACCCCATTACTGGAATGCGGAAGGTATCAATCATTTTCAAAGGATAATCCTTGAGACCCTTCTTAGCCAGATTAACCAAGTCTTTGAATTGGGTGTTTAAAGCTGAAATCTTTGCTTCAAAATCTTTCTTTTCTGTATTGAATTTTGCCTTCAGACTTTCAAACTGGCTTTCAAGTTCCGGTATTTGTTCCTCGGCTATTTCACCATAATTGGCACGAATAGTGGATATTTCATACTCATCCATCACCCGGTTAGCAATTACATCCTTTTCTTGGATGGTTACAAAATGTTCCGAAAGTTTTTTCTTCACATCATCCATACAAATGCAATCAGGAAAAATCACTTCGGGGAATTTTACTGTTGTCGGTAATTTGAATATTATTTCATCCGGCAAATAATCTTTTAAATCTGTCATTTCTTATTATTTATTCGTTTAATCATTTTCTTGCAACGCCTGCATAAATCTTGATCGGGGGAAGTCTTAGGCGCATACTTCTCTATCCTTTCAGAACATTGCCTAAGAAGACGCTCGATTGTTTGAATATCGGTTTTGCACAGTTCCATTCATTCAAAATCATCAATAGCCACTGGATGAAGCAGTTTATGGCTCCATTCAGGAAGCTGCATGTCGATAATACCACGGGCACCTTCTTCTGCCTTGGCATCATAGCCGGGAAACCACTTCTTTTCAAAGCAGTCTTTGACAATCGAAAGAGCGTAGTGATACTTATATTTCCCATTTGCCAAATCATCAGGAGACCAGAAGAGAACAGCTACATCATAAGGTTCTACCGTCTGCAACATAATCATTATAGTTACATTGAATTTTCGCCCGGTAATACTACTCATTACCTCTTGGTACATACCTTCTGAAAGCTCGTACTTGAGTTTGGCACAATCATAATAGAACTTACCGAGGTCATCGGCTCGTGTGGTCTTGAAAGAGATTACGGCATTCACACCGATATTCTCTTCTACGTTGAAATAATCCGGCCGAACCCTCACATCAAGTCCGGTCTCCTCATCTTTTCCATAAAAAGAAACTTCCGAACAAGCACCTTTTAAAAGTTGCTGTATGATGCCACCACCATACCAGTAGTAATTTCTTTTCAGAGCATTAATAATCATGCTCATTTCTTCGCTGATGAAAGAATACCCCAAATCAATGCAGGTTTGCCTCAATCTATCCCGGTATTCTTTTAAAATATTGAAATTCCAATTAACGGAAGGAATATCATCTTCAACCTCTTTCACATAGCCCGCTTCTTTCGCCAATAATTCATTATAATATCGAATCGTTGACAACACCCCTTCTTTGGACGCCTGATTACAATTAGGCTCTACTTTTACAAGTTCAAATAGACGTGGTTCCAGAAATGCCATGTGGGCAAAGGTTCCTAATTGAAAGTGAGGTTTCTCTTTCTCCTCAAAAACCCGTTCCCAATCATAATAGAAAGAGCGCGGTGTTTTAAGAGCATTTTTCAAATTAGAGGAAGAAATACACTTACTTTGAAGATACATTTCCATAGGGTCACGTTTTACGCTTCCATTAACACTCAATTCTATCAGGTCAATATTGACAGGCGGCTTATTACAGTTCAAGGCGAGAAAATCCAGTACTGTTTCTTTGGTAGGATAATCTTCCGGATTATAGGCAGAGGGGTTAAGTTCTTCCCCCTCTGAAAAATCATCAATATTAAAATCCTCCATCATCCGGCAGCAGGCAGATTAAGACGAAGAGGTCTTACAGACCAGTTGTCAGACTGAAAATTATTGGTCTTATTCTTTTTCTTACCCATATAGGTGATTTTAAGAGGCATTCCACTCTTGAGAGAACCGTTCTCTAAATACTGTTCCAGAATACCGACCAACCTACGGGAGCCGTTTGTTACCGTTTGAACAGTACCATTTGCAGTCCTTTCAAGAAAGGTAGCACAATCCAAATCAATCAATTCGTCCGGATTAGTTGCACTCAAAACCTTTTGTGGTTTGATTTCAACAAAGAACATCTTCTTGAACTCACCGGCATGTTCAGGAGTCCAATAGTTACCACACAAATCAATTGGTAATTCCTGGGCATCTTCCAAGGAAGGAAGATTGCTTTTACTTAAATCTGCTGTTTGAATTTCAAACGTAGAATCTCGTAATGCTAAGTCTTTATCACTACTCATAATCATAAAAGTTAAAGGGTTAATAAAAAAATATCGTGGAAGTTGGCGGACTCGAACCGCCAGTCTCCTCGAATGAGGTGTGTTAGCCATTACACCGAACTCCCAAATAAGAAAAAGGTGTACTATCTTCACAGACAGAACACCTCAGCACAACCAAATAAAAATACTAAACTATATCTGCCCTCGCTTGGGCATTGCTCCCGGATAGGCGGCCAAGCCACACCGGGAAGGGTAGTTAACAAGATAGTTTAAAGTATAAAACTCAAATAGGGGCATTCTCCCTACGACGTCCTTTTCGCCGGCATTATTGGTTAATAAATAGAGGATTATCCTCGTGGGTAATGTGGGATTTGAACGCCACGACCTGTACATGAATGAAACCTTTAAATAATACTATGACAAATTACCAACATTAAATAATCATGTACCGCTCTACCTAGCTGAGCTAATTACCCGTTTCTGCCCGCTATATCTTCACAGACCTTGCCGGCAGTAGTCTAACTAAACAAGTTTTATGTAATACACTTCCTCCGCTGAGGTTCATATCTTTATTATTTTCTTCAACACATTATGATAAAACCAAATCGAATACACTATACCAAAAAGGTTAATAGTATAGTTCCACTCTCCCGTTACCGGGTCAACACCATTAAACATTGCCAAACAAGGTAAAGCCAATATATTAAGCAATAGCACGTTGAGAATTATTCTTTTCATGGTTTCTTCCTTTTCTTACTTTTGCAAAACTCAACACATCCGAAGCGTTGTAATAACTTCGTCCATTAGTTCTATATTCAACTCTCACTCTTTGAGAATTTACCAAAGCTTTCAATCTACCTGGCCCACCTACTATTCTTTCTGATTCTCTCTTAGGAAAGGTACGCTTATCCATTATGGTAAGTATATCTGCCAATCTTGCCTCCGCCGTCCCATCAATCAACATGGAACTGCGTAAATTACCGTTTACCTCATATATCATACTGCCCAAAAATTAAAATTATTATTACTCCGCCCCCCTATTCTTATATAGCGCATTGCAGTACGTGCTCGTGAGGGTGTTTTCATTCTCCGCAAATCAATATCATTACAAGTAACTTGCATCACTACGAAAAGAATGGAGAATAAAAGTTCAAGTCCATGCTTCCGTAACTCGTTCAAATCAAAATTGCGTTTCAACCTGTCGCAAATCATATACAGAAGCAATTCAGTATCTTTGGATATGCCCAACTTTCGATAGATAGTCCGCTTCTGCGTCTTGATAGTCCAAACAGACTTACTCAGATTATTTGCTACCTCTTTGTCGGCAAGTCCCTTGCAATACTCATTTGCAACAAGCATTTCCGCAGGAGAAAGGGAAATCATCACGCAACCCTTTCTACATCAAAAAGACCTTTTTTCTTATCAGTCTCTCCTACTTTCCAGTCTGCGCCTTCAACACAAAATTCCTCTCTTAACCGAGGAATTATTGTTCCTTTGATTGAAGGCTTCGCTTTCACTGGGAAAGTAAGAATATCTCCTACTTCCATATCTCTCAAAGCCGGAGTGTAGTTCTCTGTGATTATTTTCTTTTTCATTACTATAAAATTTTAATGATTAATATTTGAGTTCTCCCGAACCAATTCGATTGGCGGCATCACGCTTTATTCGGGAGATTTACTTAACTTTGGAGTGCAAAATCTAAAAATTAAGTAAGTATGAGTAAATTCATTGAAATCCCTGTTAACGAGGAAAAATGTATCATTAATCTTGATGCTATTCAAAGTGTATATCCTTTAAAAGAAGGTGGTTGCGAAATTTCTTTCCTCGAAGGTTATTTGAAGCGTATTATAACCAAACTTCCCTATTCTGAGTTACTAAAACTCATTTGGAAATAATCACTTCTTTTCTGTATATCGGGATTGAGAACAGTTTGATAATTACTATACAAGGTTCTCTCCCGGTATCGCTCTTACTGACAAATCTACCATTCTCAGGAAGTATGCTTACTTGCTTTTCTATAATTGCTTTCATAGGTTAATCTTTTTACCATAATTATTACGCCTTCCTCGAAACAACTCTTTAAAAACTTTCCAAAAAAGGTATAATATAAAGGGAAGTAATACTATTGAGAGGAGTGTTTGCAACACAAAATTCACTGACAATGCATCAATCGCATACTCGATTGGCGAATCTTTAATGTAATCTATTATTTCATTCATTTTCTCTCTATTTTTAATTAATATTCGTGCCCCGATAAGCTCTCTCTGCTCTTCTCAACGGAGTTATCAGCTACTGTACTTCACTGCATAACCGTTCGGGGCATGTCGGCTTCTTTATTTTACCCCACCACAATCAAGGACAAGTCTACTATCTGTTTACATGGGTATGCTTCGGAGTTCTTGTACCTTTCTCAGTACGAACTGCGGCAGATTTCACCGGGGCTGCACCCGTAACCCTACTCAAGTTTGCTTCTGCTGTCACCAGTTCCAAGTCTTTCGGGGTGTGTTGTTGCGGAGTATCGCCTCTCCTGCCTGAATCGAATGTCGGGCTTATATTAGCTCTCTATCTCCCATCAAAGGGTAGGCTCAAAGACCAGATAGAGATTATTTCTACTTTTTCAGAATATCCAAAAGCAACTCTTTATCCGCTTCCCAAAGATTATAGCCTTTAGCAATCTTTCTTCTGAGGTACTCACGTTCACCAATCATAGAGATAGTCTTTTCTCTCAAATCGCTTGCGCTCCATTTTTCGGCTTGGTCTATCAAGAAATTAGAGAGGCATTTACGCTCTTCGTATAACTCACGTACTAATACAGTTTTTCGTTCTATCTCTTTAAGTGCGGTTGGATTCTCAATCCACAGCTTACAAAAAGCGTCTTTATCAAGGTCTGTATTCATGTAGCATTCCTCAACCTCGGCATAACCCTCAACCGATAGTTTTAATCCTGTTCTCTCTTCAAATTCTTGTTGTAGCATATCTTTTGGTTTTAAGTTTATCAATTTTGGGAAAGCTGCCCGGTGAAGGGTAAAGTGTCCGCTTGCTATCACGAACCCTCGCGGCTTTTATCACCGGTATAGCACTGACCTTTTCTGCAGCTTTGTTTATATTTAGTCGCCTACGTAACGAGAACCGAAAGCACCTTTGCTGTTTGGATTGTAGTAGGCGGAAGATGGAGCGTTGAAGCAATCGTAAGTACTTCTTCTTTCCGGTTGTATTAAAGCAGCTTGCATAGCTTCTTTCTCTGCTTTTCTTGCTTCTTCATCAGCGATACGCTTCTTTTCATTAGCCCAAGCAACTTTCATGCAGTCACCGAAAGTCTGTACACCGTGAGTAAGCTGGTATAGCTTGAAATACTTTCTGTATATCTCATGAGCCGTTTTCATAATCTTGTGTAAATCGTACTTTTTCATTGTCTTACTCCTTTTTAGGTATATTGTTTTTTTGGTTATCTCGATAAAACTCGCTTACTTTGCTGTTGTTGTCATTGTTGATGTTGCAAAGATATAAGATTATTCTTATACACAACAATACAAATACAAGAATAATCTTATATTTAACTTTTATTAGAATTTATGGCTATTGGAAAAGAAATAACTGAAAATGATTTAGATTTCTACTTAACTATCATAGCGATGTTCTGTGCTTACAATGAAAGTTTGCACTTCTCAGATAAGATGTTTGCAGACATAACATCAGATATTGTAAAGAGAGATAGCATAATAGAAAAAATTGCTGAAGATGGATATATTACAGCAAAAAAAAGCAATAATATACCACACCGCCATACAATAGAAATCACATCAAAAGGTATTGATTTCCAAAATAGAGGTGGTTATATTGCAAATAAAAACAATAATAGAAAACAAAAATGGCAATCCTTATTCGGAAATCTTGGAAAAGATATATCAATAGCTATTATTAGCGCTATGGCAAGCGCTATTATCACATTGCTATTTACAGCATAATATGCCTATTATAGCACCTAACAAAGCTATTATTACTCTTAGAGAGGTATGAATAGATTCAAACTTGTTTTTATCCATAAAAAACATTTTTTGCAAATATAAGAAATATCTTACACACATGACGGGAAAAGAAATAATAAATAATGTTTTAGATGAATTGGATATTAAAGCTCCTACATTAGCCGAACAAATAGGGGTACTTTATCAAAGGATATTTGACCTGCAAAAAGGTAAAACAAAAAAAATATCTTCTCAGTTAGCCAATGCCATCATAAAAGTATATCCTCAGTTTCAATTATCTTGGCTTCTTACCGGAGAAGGGGATATGCTGACTGATGCTCCACCCCAAAGGTATCATTCCAATGCCCGCCAAGTAGACGACCTAAGCTATATGAATGTACCCGTTATACACATCAAAGCACAATGTGGCTATCTTGCAGGTTACGGAGATACTGAATACATAGATACCCTGCCGACAATGCCGGTTATCGTAGACCAGACCTATCACGGGAAATACCGCATATTCGAGGCGGAAGGTGACAGCATGGATGACGGCAGCCGTAATTCTATTTGCGACGGGGACAAACTACTTTGCAGAGAAGTAAGACGCGATTTATGGCTCCCTAAACTCCATATCAACGACTGGTACTTCGTTATTGTACATCGAACAAAAGGAATATCCATTAAGCAAATCACTGCGCAAGACGATAACGGAAATATTACTTGTCATTCACTCAACGAATTATTTAATGACTACACTGTCAATCTTGACGATGTTATTGAAATATATAATGTAATAAAGGTTGTTGAACGTAGTATGAGATTATAATACGACATTCTAAAAAAAGAAATCACCTTTTGAACGATGATTAAAGAACAAAAGCATAATGTTCATGCGTATATTTATTTCACTATAATAACTAGTGGAATAGCTATAATACTATCTTTAGTGACAATATTTAGGTATGATTACAGAACAAACCTTGAGATAGATTACCTTGGCGGAATGGTAGCTATTATTTCATTGGCAGTAACTGTATTTGTTACCGTTCAGATTTATCAATCTTTCAATTTAAAGAAAGATATTGATGAACAAAACAAGAAGTTGCTTAAAGACATGGAAACAACGAATAAGCATCAAATAGAAACATTAGTAAACGAAAACGAAAAACTAAGAAGTCAATTTCAAGAAATAAAGAAAGAGCTGGAATGGTTAAAATCTGATATTACTTTTACTCGCATTTTAAACTATGCAACAAAAATGCATGATGGGAATCTCATACAATATGCCATAGATGGGTATATGGACGCACTACTTGTAGCCGTAAAAGATAATTTAACCAAAGATAGAATTGAAGTTATTATCAACCTATTATCTAAAATTCGTATAGATTATCAGGACTATTTAAAGATAAAATGCCCTTTATTACCAAATAAAAAAGAATGGTATTATGATATATTATCCCAAATAAATCCTCAAAATGAAAAGACTCGGGCTTTGGGAATTTTCATTTTGCAAAATGTGGAAGAAACAGATATAACCTTTCCACAGGAACATATAAGAATAACAAGCGATTATAATCCTGATAATAAAACTAACCAACCATAAAAATTAAATAGTAAATTAACTAGAAAGAATGTATTATTATAAACCCAAAATCAATATTATTATGAAAAATGTAATTATCATGGCGTTGACTGCCATATTCATTCTATCAGGGTGTAAATCAAAAGAAGAAAAAGCATTGGAAATAATCAAAAATGAAATGTTCAAAACATTATATGATTTTGAGAGCTATCAGCCGATAGAAACCAAAGTAGATAGTGCTTTTTTATCAGTCTATACTGATTCAGTCATTATTAAATATGGATATATTCTCAATGAATTTTTGAAAGATGCAAATGAGGCTTTAAAGGAAATAAAAGAAGCACACAGCAGCATGGATATATGGAGTGATTCTTATTCAGAATATGGAAGAGAACAATACTATAAAGCAAAAGAAAAAGCTGATAAAGAACTCAAAAAGGCTAATTTATATATTGAAATAATGAATGCTCAATCTGATACCATAAAACAACTTGCGCAAAACATCAAGCCTGAATTCTATGGATGGAAAGTTACGCACAAATTTAGATGCAAAACAAAAGGAGGTAATTCTACAATTGGTAACTATATCTATTATTTCGATAGAAACGTAAAAAATATAATTTACCAAGAGGATACTGAAGATGAAGATTTGGCAAAAGTCAAAAACTTAATTAAAGAAGCTATTGAAAAAGAAGCAACAGAGAATGAAAAAACTAATCACAACAATATAGAAGAATAATTTTTACATAATAATAAACTTTTAATATTTCCAATACTATGGATTTTAAAGACACTATTAAACAGCTCGCAGATAGAATCGAAAAGCTGAAAGAAAACATTCAGACAGAAGAAGCAACAAAAAATGCTTTTATCATGCCCTTTATTAATGCTCTCGGATATGATGTATTCAATCCTTTGGAAGTACTTCCTGAGATGACATGTGATATCGGTACAAAAAAAGGAGAAAAGATTGATTATGCTATTATGAAAGACGACCAACCTATTCTTTTGATTGAATGCAAACATTGGAAACAAGACTTAAATCTGCATGACAACCAACTGTTACGCTATTTCAATGTATCAAAAGCTAAATTCGGTCTTTTAACCAATGGCATTATTTACCGATTCTATACTGATTTAAAAGAGCCTAACATAATGGATGATAAGCCATTTCTGGAAGTAGATATCACTGATTTAAGAGACAATCAAATTGAAGAATTGAAGAAATTCCACAAATCATATTTTGACATAGACAATATTTTGAACTCAGCTAGTGAATTAAAATATATGGGAGAACTAAAAGCTATCATACAAGAAGAATTCTCCTCTCCTAGTACTGATTTCGTAAAAATGTTTGCCACAAAAGTTTATGATGGTAGAATGCTTCAAAACATAATAGATCAGTTCACACCTTTGGTTAAACGCGCCATTTCTTCACATATCAACGATATTATTAATGACCGTTTGAAAGGAGCTTTGACTGTCAGTGATTCCAAAGTAGAGGAAAGTCAAACAAAGAATCCTGGAACTACAACAGAAGATACTGAAGCAGAAGTAATCACAGAATCTAAGATTGTTACCACAGAAGAGGAATTAGATGCATACAGAATCGTAAAAGCTATTTGTAGAAAGAAAGTGGATATATCTCGTATAGTATACCGTGATGCACAGACTTACTTCAGCATTTTACTTGACGATAATAACCGTAAACCTATTTGTCGTATGTACTTTAATACAGCTACTAAATATGTAGCCACTATTGATGAAAACAAAAAAGATGTAAAACATATCATTGAGAATCTAGATGACATCTATAATTATGAGGATGATTTCTTTAAGGCAATTGATATGTATGAGCACAAAGATTAATGTTATTGTGATATTATGAACAATATAATTGCTAACTGCTTATGTCAGTGGAAAAACCCAAAACACTGCTCCCTTACCCCCACCTGTAAAGGTTGGGGATGCCGGTTCCTCGCCACTCCCATAGAGGAGCTACCGACCACTGACAAGGAGAAAGCAAAGTTGTTCTCCAAAGTGTATCGGGAAGCAAAAGAAAAGGGCGTTCTTGAGTGCCCACATTATCGTTCTTTGTTCATTGATGAAGTGCTTGAAAACATAAATGCAAGTAACGTAACATTACAAAACATGAATTGA